GGAGTTGAGTCCTTCAGCCATACTCGATTCAGTTATCTGGGCTTTCTCTATGCCGTATCTCTTGGAGATACCTAACGTTCCGCCGTAATAGGCGTTTATATATTCTTCAAAATCCATGTTTAGTTCTCCCCTACTATTTTGTCAAGCTCTTCCCATGATTTTGTAACATTGTTCCAATCAAAGGTCTCTGCTTTAGGAGTGTCAATTCGAGGTGCTGGTGTTGCTTTCCTGCCCGTATATACGTTAATTCCGTATTTCTTAAGAGTGGAAATGGATTTGTGTAAGTTCTCTGCTTTCTCAGCAACAGTCTCTTCCTCATCCTCGTCTGCCTTCTCTTCCTCTTCAGGCTCTTCTTCCTCTTCCTCTTCTTCTTCAGGTTCTTCCTCTTCCTCTTGTTTCTCTTCGCCGCCCATCTCTTCAAGATAAGCCATAACTTCCTTGAGTTTTGCAAGAGTAGCTTCCATGTCCTTGTAAAGCTCTTCCTGCTTGTCAAGGTCGTCCTCTTCTACTATCGGTTCTTCGAGAGCTTCGCTCTTCTCAGCTTCTACCACTTCATCGGTAGAGGCTGTGGGCTTTGCTCCACAAGTACATTCGCTCATATGTGTATGTAATTCGTATGGGCCTATATAAAAAAAGGAAAATACTCGGGTTTACTTAGAGGGCTTGGGTTTGAAATCAGCCCTGCCGACGGCGGTTCTAAACTTCATACCGCTTGTCATTCCACTTGTACCGTCTGGCTTTTTGTAAGGCTTATTGAACTTACCTGGATTCCGCCATAACTCTGCACACCACGCCTCTTCATCTCTAATAATTCCTCTTGGGCCTGTAAACTTATCACCTGTAAAACCGCTTAATTTCCTTGCCGATAACTTACAATTTGCCATCCACGGCCCAGGTGGTTGATTGGCCCGTGAATCCTCCTCGTCTCCTCGAGCCTTGATGAATGTACCGAACTTTATCATACGCATTATGTCATCCAGATACTTGTTCGATTTCTGTAAGCCCTCTGTCTTTACAGTACAAGGACATTCTGCCTTATCCAAGGACTTTGCTTTATCTTCCAGACTCTTGCTCCAGCTATGTCCCGAATCTCCACCCATCATCTTCCACATTATGTACCCTTTACTGGGTCTCCTCTTGTTATCGAAGTTCTTGCCCTGTGGGTCTACTGTCTCATGTCTCCTGTAATACTTGTGTATCTTCATCGCCATTCCATAACTTACAAAGTTCTTGCTAATCAAATGATAGTTGATACTCTTTGTAACATCTCCACCACCATATCCGAACTCCTTGCGAAGCTCCCTTCCGTATTTTGCTTCCTTCTTTACGCCTTTTGGAATCTTGTATTTTTCTATCTTCGTAAGTATGTCGTCCAGAGCGTCCGATTTACCAAACCTTCTGGCTTGGATGGCCCTCTCCTGCCTTACTGCGCCTTCTTTGGTATCATGGCAACCCAATAGTTTGCGGTTCTTCTTGGCATATAGACAATATTCGCTACCCTTACGCTCTATTATCTTCTCTACCATCGACTCTACATCATCCAGTGTTACTTGAATACTCTTCGATTTCGCCATAGATACATCCGTGACCTTGGCCTCTGGGTTGGCAGGATTGTCACCAACCCATGAGACAGACCAGAGAGAAAGCTCGTTGATACGATTGTGGCAGTCGTTCTCAGAATAACATACCTTCTCTTGGTCTGTGGCCTCGCCTCGGATGCTGCTGGCACCCGTTGGCCCGTAATCTCTAATCTCCTTCCATACCTTATCGTGCATGGCTATCTTGTTGTGTATTCCTATCTTGATTTTTACTTTTCCTTCCTTTACTTTGTAAGCCAGTGGCAATCCGATTGGCATCTCCTCATGCCTGTATGAATATACGCCGTAGCGCATATAGAAATCCATTGCTTCTTTAATGGTCTTGGTAGGGACCATATCACCCTGTTTATCGACGACAGGAGAAGAAATATAGGTCTCCATTACTCTGTCATTATACCACTCAGGTCTGTATGTAATCCAGCCCGAGTTACTGTCGTCTGCCACGAATTACATACAAAACACACGTATAAAAAAGAAAAAAAACACTCGGGTAACGGATTCTGTATGTAATCCGAAAGGATTTAACGAATTACATACACTAACGTCTATGAACTTTTACTCTTACACCTACGGATTCGCTAATCTCAGTCTCCAGTTCCTCTGCAAACTCGTGCAAAATACCTTCTTTCTCTGTATGAAATGCCCTTCCCATATATCTACGTGGGAATGTTCCTCTACGATATATCTGTAAAGCAACTGCTCCAGGTTCGCCTATCTGCTGCCTATTCGACCATTGTTCCAATGGAGTCCCTTTCTGATAAGGTGGCAAATAACTCTTCTTACCTGCTGCGGGTCCAGTACCAAATTCCATGTGAGCAGCATAACTTATATTGGTTCCAACCTTCTTTTTCAGATTCTCGTCCTTAACATGAATACTGTTTGCCAATATACCTGTATCGAAAGCCCCTCCATCCTCTCCAGTTGGCCCTTTGTATCCTTCGCTCAGATTCTCACTTGTCTTGTTTTGTATCTTGTGGGCCGTTGTTGTCATCGCTATGTCCAATGCCTTCTGTGCATTGAGTCCTATATTGGCAAAGAACTTCCTGACATTCGGCTCCATCTTGATAGTGACACGCATCTTGCCCCCACCCCCGCCACCAACAGCTTGCCCCGTCAGTAGATTACGTGGCCTCATTACTTATACTCCAATACGGCATCAACGTCGTCATCGCCATACTTTTCCTTCCACTTCCTCTTGATGTATTCCTCTCCCTTCTCGTAATACTGAATACGTGCTTTCCTTTCCATCTGCTCTTTATGAATATGAGGTGCATTCTTCCACTCCAGTTCACTCTGACATTCCTGACAGAATCCTGAACCAAGTATGTGTACCCTCATCCCACTCGCTAAACACTTCTTGCAATTCTTACGCATATCTCACCAATGATGTCCTCTGATTAGGATGCAATAAAGAATGGCCTCTTAAATTCATCCTGTGCTTGGAACCAACCTCTTGTTGTAACATAATCAAATCATCCATATACAGCCCCTTCTTGGGTATGCGCCCCAATAGTTCCCTGTGGGCCTCGCAGGTTCTCTGGTCTTTTCCAATTATAAGCCCATACTTGAACTGTCTGCCCATACGCTGTTCTGCAAGCCTATAACCTCTCATCCGCCCCTCGTTGTTGATGTTGATTATCTCGGTTCTGGCTATCCTTGTAAGTTTGTAAGTTTCTCCTATCGCACCTGCCCTCATTGCCTGTACTGTCTGAGGTATGGAATAACCTGCCGCAACACTCTGATATATAATCTGATTCAACTGCTCCGTGACAGCCCTCTGGAAATCCGCATAGGCCCTGTGAAGTACGCCCTCATTCTTCAGGATTCTCAACAAATCCTCGTCGTTTGGAGACATCGGTGGTGGGGTCGCCTTCTGGATTCCCTTTATCTCACCGTATGCGGACTTGTAGCCATTGCGGTATGCAAAGTCAATATCATCCAGAATGGCATCCCGCATTCGGTTAGCCATCATCATCGAAATCTCGCCTACTTGTGTATGTAATTCGTCAAACGTCTTTACTTTCTCTAACTCTTTAAGTTCTTGTACAAGGACTCCTCTGAGTTCTCGTGCGGCGGATTCCATATATCCAGAGGTTCTTTTGGCTCCTCGGCCTCCAGCGACTCCTGGGAACGACTTAGAAAATCTTGACGCACCACCTCTGGGGATTTGGGGAGTACTAAGTTTCCTTCATCATCCAAATCCATCTCCACTCCGACGTTCTGCATCTGGGTCATTATCTGGGCCTTCAAGTTCATATTGTTCAAATATTTCGTCTCGTCCTTTTCATTAATATCGTTAAATCTAATCTTCCAAGTATCTACTTCCATCAACTTCAATAATGGCCTCAGAAAGCCCATCTCCACACATTGTTGCGTTTCTCTAATAGTTCTATCGAAAATGGTTATCTGTTCGCCCTCTGAGTTCAATCCACCAACCCCTGCCAACTGACCAACTACCAAAGGCATGACTCCATAGGAACCATTGATGTCGTTGTTGATTCGGTCCATGTAAGGGAGCATCATCAACTCGTCCATATTCGGCATTACGGGCACGAACTTGGCCGTCGAAGTTGCATCCCTGCTACTTAGAATTGGAATGAAATTCGGATTTCTTCTGGTCTCCTCGGCTATGTACTCTCCCAATCTATTCAGACTTTCCTCATCATGGCCTGGAACATCCAAGAATCCCTTGGGTGGCCTTTCCAATCTGTAAATCTTGTTCTGGAAGTTCTCAATAGCCAAAGCCGTTTCTATTTTCTTGGCAAGACCTGTAATCGGCGATTGCCCATATAATCTGGCATTCGCACTGTATTTGTTGAAATGAATAACCTCGTCCCTCGCAAACGGTATCTGACCATCCTCACTCTCATAGAAGTAGGCCATATCCTCTAACTGTACACCCGTCTCGGGGTTCACAGTACCGCCCATAAACTCTCTGCTTACAGGGTCGAACTTCGTTTCATTCTCTATGAACTTGCCAAACGCATCCACATTGAATCGCATGTGCTTGGCGTCCTCTACCCAAAGCTCCTTGATTACCTTGCCAGATACACTGCCATCCTCACTGGCTACCCTGTCGTAAACCACACTTACCCAACAATCATCGAAAACCTCAAGCTGTCGTATCATCGCCTTGAAAAATTCAGAACCGTTTATGTCCGCCGAATTATTGGATGGGTTTCTCAAAAGAGTTTCCACCATCTTCCTCTGCTCGGGGTCGCCCTCTCCAATGGCCTCGTACTCCCAGCCCTTAGCAACAGCCTGTGATGCTATCCTTGTAATAACTGTCCTGAGATGTGAATACCTGTCTGCTAATTGCTCTAAATAGAATTGGTCAACGGGTGGAAGGATTGCCTGTCTGTAAGCCGAATCCGTGGAAACTCCAGAATATACTGGAGTTCTCGCCTCCTTCAATACCTGTGCAGAATCCCTTGAGATTATCTCCTCCAAGGACGATGCCTTCCTGACTGGCTTGCTCCTGAATCGGTCAAAGAATCCCATTAACGTCTCCTCATCTCGAGAA